CCCTTGCATATTCATAGTTGCATAATGTTATAAAAAATATATAGTTATAAATGACAGTAATAAGAGAAAAAAAAGTTGATATTACTGGTGTTCTGATAGAGAGATTTGAAACAATAGAAGATGCTCTATCAAACAAAGAAGGTAAATTGTTAGACTTCAGAACTATAAATATAAAAATGATTTCTAGCAAAATTAAACTAGAAAATGATGCTACAACAAAGCCAATTTGTTCAGAAGCTAAGAGATCGGGAGAAGAAGTTGCTTGATCTTGAATTAGAATACAAAGTTAAACTTGATAAGGCAAAAAGACTTAGAGAGTTTGTAAATTCTAAAATAGCTTTTAACTTTGAAAAATTACTAGGGTAACTTAGTAACACAACTATAAACTGTAAAGGAAGGTATGCACGATCTATCACTAAAAAACCCTGACGATATAAAAGCAGAACTGGACTCTTGTTCAGAAGAACTATCTAATTCATTATATGAATTTAGAAGATGCGAAGAATTTAAGAAGATTACATTTAGCCAAATCACTTTAACTAATAAAATGGAAAAGAACTGTTCAGTAGCAGAAGCAGAAAAACACGCCTACTGTGATAAGAATTACGCAATCATAATTGAAGGTTTATTGGTAGCTGAGAAAAACTATTCTATTGCTAAAGGTAAGTATGCTAACTTACAAAGCTGGGTTGATCTTTATAGATCATGGCTTGTAACTCAAAGAGATTTGAGTAGATAAATGAATGATAAAAAATACATTGAAAACTTTAACCACGAGTCTTATGAAAATCGCACAAAGAATTATCTTAACATTAGTGAAGATCGTTTCGTTCAGTATTGCGTTAGTCGTGGCTTTTTGTGTAGGAAGCTTGGTCTTAATGCTGTTGATGATTCTAAATCTTTCGCTGAAAGTATTATTCCTATGTTTGCCAAACTCCCAACACTTATCAAAGCTTTCCCAGACTACTTCGTTTACGCACCTAAAGAAGCACATAAGCAAGAGCAGTTCTTTGTTGAATTAAAAAATGCTACCAATGGTGAAAATGGTAAAACTTTAGCTAAGATAAAAGTTAGAGATATTAAAAGATATACTTACTTTGAACAATCATTCACAAACTATCATACTAAGTTTACTATTTGCTTTCCGTTAGCAGATAAGATTATTTTTAAAAGTGTAGATCAAATATTAAAGCTACTGCCAAAGTCGCAATTAAAAAGCTTTCCCAATGATGGTATAGAATATTTTGAAGTGCAGTTAAATTAGTGAATATTGTTTGAAATATTGTCGTCATAATCCCACCAGTTAGCTTTTTCAACTTCGTAATCAACATGAGTAATTCTTAACTTCTTAACGTGCTTTAAGGAAGCTAAAAAAGAAGAACAGTTAGTAAAAGAATCGGTATCAAAGAACTTACAATAAGCTATATCTTCTTTAACATTATCTGTATTCACTCTTACAAAGCTTATAGAGTAAGTAACATAATAAAAATTACTTTGTGGTGTCTTTGTAATCATAATTATATTGTCCAACTTCATTCTCAGATGTTGTCCACTTAGGTTGATCTTCAACACTCCAAGTTCTAGTATTTACTAATCTGTTTATTAAAGGTGGTTCATTCCAATTAACTCCCATATTAGAATCAAATACTCTCATTCTATTATTGGGTTGAATAGCAAAGTTACCATTATCCATTTCTATAATATGCCCACATTTATGCTGATCTGGTTTACTTGCATAACCAAAATCTAATTCATTAAAATCACCTTCTGACCAATCTAAAGTAAATAAATACTTTCCTAATTGTGGTGTCTTATCTCTTTGTAAGAATTGAACTTTAGAACCTGCTAATTGATGAAATGTTGTAACTGCTATATTGTAAGAAAAAGAATCCCATAAACATAACTCTCCAAGAGGTTGCTCAGGCACTCCTTCATCTTGGCAGAAGGCAGATATAGGAGATCGCCACCAAATACCACCATCTTCCATTACAAAATTAAATAAAGGAACTTGCTTAGGAATACTTGTAACTCCGAATATTACGCACCAGAAATATTTATCGTGTGAATCTTTTTGATCTCTTAAATAATTACCTCTAACATAGCACTCTATTAAAGGTATATTAGCATTAAGGTACATTTATTTTAAATTTTTAATCTCTTTGATTCTCTTAATTCCATGCTTATCAGTTTCTATAATGGCTTCAACTTCTTTACATGACCATTTAGTAACATCATTAGTTCCATCACGTTCAACTTTACGTTTCTGTTCTAAGCAATCTGCGACATTTAATTTTGGGGAATAACCTTCTAGCTTACCATTCATATACATCAGTAAAGCAAATACTACTTCAAACATTACTTACCTCTTACTGTATCTAATTCTTTTTCTAGTTTATCTACTTTTTTTTCTAATTGATTAATTAGTACTTTGGTATGTACGTTTTCTTCTAGTTGTTTATTATGTTTTTCTATTGTTTTAGCTTGATACTCAATCAACATAAATAATTCTTGGTTCTTAGGAGTTTGATCTGCTTTTTTAAGTAAATCTTGAGCCATTAATTTTTCATTAGTCTCTATTCTATTTAATCTTTCAACGATTCCAAAGTAAGTCCAAACAGCTACAACGATAGCAGATACAATAGCTACTATATTTTTAATAGGCAAAGATACTTGCGTTTGATCGCTTAACTTTAAACTATCCATTTTCTTGATTCTTATTTATTGGTCTTGTCGCTAAACTTCTTGCAATAGACTCTCCTGATCTTCCAATGGTATAGCCACCCAAACCAACTGTAAGTAATGTCCAAACATCAGAAGGTAAATCTACTTGTGTTTTAACTTTGATTATAAGAAATAAAATTGGACTAAGAATATAATTCCAAGCTACAATTAAAATAAGTAAGTACATAAGAGTTGGTCTCCAACCAGAAACGTACCAATTACTTTTAGCTTCTGCTTCAATAATTTTTGCAGATGCTTTCATTTCTTCTGTGCCTGATTGCATTAATTGCATATTCATTTCAGCTTTTAATTTCTCAGCTAAATCTTTATCAGGAATAGCTTTATCAACTGTTTTAAATATTGTTGTAAGGAGTGGTGCAAAAGCACTTAAAGCTGGAAGCATATTAATCTACTGCTGATATGTTAATTTCACCTGAACCACCACCATGATGAATAAAAGCTACCTTTTGACCAGAAACAAAAGAAAATATTTCTACATGATTTGCAGGTAGCATTAAATCTTCTTCTGTCGCAGTTGGGTTAGCACCGAATTTAATATGACAATGTGATGTTGTTGATATTCTAATTAATCCTGACCCAGTTGTAATAGCTGATGATTGTGCTGATGAAGCACCAATATCATGTGTTTCTGACACATAATTTGGGTCTATTGTGGTTACTATGTAATTTGACATTAATAAGTTACTGATTCCATAGCTGTTACAGTCGCAGTTCCAGTAGTTGCAACTAATCCTAAAAGAGCAACTTTATCTCCACTTGCCATTTTAAAAATAGAAGTTGAACCAGCAGGAAGTAATGTGTCAGCAGTTGTAGCAGTTGGTGTTGTTGCTATTTTCATGTAACAAGCATTAGTTACTGCAATTCTAACAAGACCATTAGATGTTGTTACTGCATTTGTTGTTGCTACTGATGTATTTGTTAAGCTTATTAATTGGCTTGAATATGTTGAATTATCTATTTCTTGTATCATGTTCTCTAAATGTTCCTTTTTATAGTGTTTAAACCCTCAAATTACCCCTATTTTTTAGCAATTAGAGTTCTTATGGGATTATACTCGTTTTAAAGCCACAATGCCTTAAAAGCAGTTTAAATGATATTACTTACCTTTAGATGAATCTATCAGTAGTTCTATGTAGTGTTTAGCTTTTTCCAAGTCTTGAACACCACCCTTCTCTTTAAATCTTAAAATATACTTTATGATATTTCCTTCTACAAATCCAATATTATTTTTGATGATAAATTCTACTGGTTGGATTTTATATTTCTTGTAATGGCTTCCACCAACTTGTTTTTTAAATGACTTCATAGACTGTTCTTCCATTTCCTTTAAATGCTCTAAGATACATTTTACGATTACCTGATGGTTTATAAGAACAATGTACCCAACCAGAATTAGGTTCTTCTGGTTTCCAAAATTCCAAAATACATTGGTCATAGTCTAGGTGATTTACTATCCAGTCAGAAACTTCCTTATTTGGTATTCCTAAAATTTCAAAATCTACTGCTTGTCCAAATGTGTGTTGTGATGTTACAGAACTTCCTATAGCTTTGCATAACTCAGGAGAACGATAGCCAGAAGTAATTGTAATTGGTTTATCAAAATGGTTTCTTACTGGCTCTAAAATAAACTGGCATACGTTTTGTAAATTAACTAAAACTTCATCAGTTGGAGTATTGTCTATCTGTAATCTGATTGCACTATCAGAATAAGTTAATTGTCTTAAAGAAAAATTTAAACTAACTTGCCTATCCATTTGCCTTCTTTGTTAAGTACCATTGGCATTAGTCTTGGAGTAGAATCTACAATCATTCCACAACCCATTATAAATTTTGTTTTAAAGTTTTTAGAATAAGTAAATGCCATATTAGTTTGTTGGATTAAACAACCTACTTGCATAGCAAAGAATAGTGCATCAGGATTAGCCCAATATTCTATTTTAAATTTAGAATGAAAGTGTCCTTGAACACAACTCATTCCATTGATTTGAGATACTTTAGTTACATCAGCAGATATTCCATGAGTAAAGAAACATCTTTGTTTATTAGGAAGTGTTAGTGTTAAATTATCTACCCAGTTCCATTTTTTAACATTTAAAAACTCGTTATATTCTTTTAGGTAACCTCTAGGAATTCCTGATTTAATTGCTCTACGATAAACTAAGCTAGAATGATTTGAGTCTAACAAAGTCATTTCAGGAAATATTGATTCTAATTCTTTTATAAAATCTTTTGCTCTAACAAGTTCATGTCCAGCAGAAGCAAGATCAGGGTTATGATCGTGGAATGATAATGCGTGGCAATCTATTTCATCACCTATGTTTACGATTGTATCTGGCTTGTATTCTTTTTTAATTTCTTTTAGGAACTCAAATGAATCTTCTCTATGATATGGAATGTGTAAATCTGATATGACTAAGATTCTTTTATTCATAACTAACTACTAGTTGTATTCGTTAAAATTGGCAATAGCTACTTAGCTAAAAATATTGTGATTAGAACTAACGACAAAGAACCAAGCCCACAAAGAATCGCCCAATACAAATTAGTCATTTGTCTTTCCAGCTTTGATACTGAACTGGATAGAACTTTAACTGAGTTTTTAAGTCCTGTGATATGCCCCTTTAATATTATTAGTTCTTCGTTGGTAGTTCTTGTCATTGTCTTTATCGGTACATTTGCAAGACTTCAAAAGACAACAACTGCCATCAGCTAATCTATAAATGCACGTTAAATATTGTGCAGTTCTTTTATCAGACAATTAAGTTTAGATAAAGTCTATTTATTAAAAGTCTTTTGTATGTCCGAATAGAAGTCTTTATAAAACTTTTGAACATCTTTTAAGTATGCTTCGTAGTTTTGTTTTATTTCTTCGTATGTCGGTAGTTTAAATGTGAACATTTTATTCTCCGTTTGTTTGCAACTATATAATGTTGCAACGCACAATAATCAAGTCTATTTTTTTAAATGTTCTTTAATTGATTCTATGAAGTCGTTTATTCTATCTTCAAATCTCCAACCTAAATAAACTCCTAAGATAGTT